CAATCAGCAACTGGTCAACTTGGAACTTACGGGAGGTTTCTGCCACCTTCTGAACCAGATCATGCAGCTCATACCTACCCTGCCATGCGTACATAAGCATGACTCTGGGGGCTACCTCTTGGTATTCGCGGGTGTAATCAACCAAGGTGCCTTGACGATTCGCGGCATGTGTAGGTGCTAAGGCACTGACATCACTAGAAAAAATTCCCCACACGGTCATAGCAGACGGATCGTTCTCCGTCTTGGTGGTGTAGGCCGTATCTACGCAGGCGATTACGAGGTCCATGTTGGGATAGTTCTGATTATCCCATGGCTGCCACCATTCGCGTTTGATGATACCGCCGCCTTTGGGTTCTGGGCGCTGTTGGAGCTGGCCCGCAGCCGCCCAAGGACCCAATTGCTTTTCCAGAATTGTGACTTCTTGTTCGCCAAAGCGTTCTGGCCAGAGAAGGGCACCCTCACGGTCTTCAAGTTCCACCTCCGCTTCGGGGGTGACTGGAATGCGATTACCTTCTTCATCGGTGGTAACAAGGCTGACTCCTTCGTCTGTCACGCCACGGGGGTCTTCCCAGCCAAGTTGGGTAATGGAATGCCTGCGCCACTCATACCGCATTGGCAGGCAGAGGTGGGTCCATTCTCCCTCGTCCTTAGACATAATGTGCCCGGTCAGGTCTTCTTCCGAAAGCCTTTGTTGGATGACCACGAAGGCACCCGTCTTGGGGTCGTTAAGGCGGGTCGATAGGGCAGAGTCCCACCATTCAATGGTCGATGCGATGGTAGCTTCGGAGAAGGCTTCTTGCGCGGCATTTGGGTCATCAACCACGATAATCGAACCACCTTCACCCGTAAGTGCGGACCCAACTGAAGTTGAAAGACGGGAGCCATTCTTATCATTGTCAAACCTCGTCTTGGTGTTCTGGTCGCCTGTCAGCCTAAACCTGTCACCCCAGAGGCGCTGATACCATGGGCTTTCAATCAGACGGCGACATTTCACGCTGTCACGCAGAGAAAGCTGCTGGGCATATGAGGCATGAAGGAATTGAACGCCCGGACCAGAGGTCGGCGTATTCCATGGTTGTGCCCATACCCATGCGGGGAAAGCTACAGATGTCAAAGATGACTTGGCGCAGCGGGGCGGGATGTTGATAATTAGACGTCTAATCTCACCATCTGCGACTGCTTGCAGATGCTCTGCCACGGCTTCAACTGGCCAGCCGTCAGTGAATGGCGAAGCGTCGATGTAGCGCCAAGCGTGCTTCAAGAACGTGTATAGGTTGTCTTCGCAGTCGGCGCGGTCTAGTTCGTCCAGCTGCTTGTTAATGTCAATCTGTTGACCGTCTAGGTTTAGAATGCTCATGGCTTAGGGGCCTTTGGTATTGTCATCCAGTGAGTTGGCAAAAGCTTGTCAAAGTTATCGAACCACCCTTCCGTGCCATCGTATGCAGCGTCCACCCATTTTACGACAGCAAAGAAGTCTTCGTAGGCTTCTAGGTGGTGGCTTGGGCAAAAAACCAAAATAGGGGTGCCATCTTTTGGCGCGGTTCTGATTGGCAACCACTGAGACGAGTGGGCATTGATGACCATATTTGTCAGTGTGCGTTGCAGCTTATCTTCATCATCTTCAGTCATTTTAGCCCCCTTGGCTGAAGAAAATATAAACCTATAGGTTGATTTGTGCTATAGTGAGTCATCATGGACAGAGGGGGTCCTTATGATAACCAGACGTTTTGTACTATCCGGCCTTGTTGCCGCGCCAGCGGTTATAGCTGCGGATAAGCTCATGCCAGTACATTCACTACCAAAACGCTATGCCACTGTATGGGGCGTAGGCCATGACCTTGAGGTTGTGGAACATGTTGTATGGGACCAGCAGGGTGCTTTAGACTTTTGGAAGTTTAACGGGGGCATAGATAAGTTCCGTGAAGTCACGGATATTGTCTATGGCTTCAAAATGCCACCGTTGCCCAAACCAGTAACGCAGCCGCATTGGCATGTTGACCCATTGGCGCGGTTTGGCCGTCCGGTAGATGATAGCCGTGGGATACCCAATATCACTGGATATAATCAGCTAAACGCATGGCGGGAAAGCTTGCGGCCTGACCTTGATGGTCGCGACAGCGTTGAATGGATACAGGAACAGATCAAAGCTGAACGTAAGTTCTTAGGCAGCTAAGTAAAGCAGGCGTAGTTAAACGGTAGAACATCTGGCTTCCATCCAGAGGACAGGGGTTCGACTCCCCTCGCCTGCTCCATCATTGAACAGTTCAACAATGTTTCACGTGAAACATCTAAGGGGCCCAATGGTTCTGCTGGAAAAACCCCGCCAGATATGGCATAGTATCTCAGTGGGTAGGTGACTGGAACCGCCGACCCACGCCATAGATCACTCCATGATCAGAAAGCCTCAGATGGGACCCGCACTCCCTCTGGGGCTTTTTCTTGGCTCGGTACATAGGGGAGGTATAGGGGCTATAGGCCATAAAGGGACCCATAGTCTGTATATACCAAAAAGGGGGACCCATAAGGGGGACCCATAGGGGGGGTAGTGTTTCACGTGAAACATAGGGGAGGTAAGGGGACCCAATTACAAATTGCCAATACTGGGAGATTCCGTGGGAGGGGTTCAGGGACCCAGACCCGACCCGGCCTTCTATTAGGCGGCCATGGGTGGGGGGCCAAAAGGGGGGCCGGAAGCCGCCCCGGCCTGTCAAAGCCAAGGCCGCGCTTGCCAAAGCCTAGCACAAGTCCGCCTGTCAACTGTCCCCATTGTCAGGGCTTGGCAGGGCTCCCCCATTGTCACGGGCGGCCAATAGCAGAGTCCGCAACTGTTCCCGCTTGTCAGGGTCTAAGTCCCGCCCCGATATTGTCAGGGAATTGTTATTGACAGTAACCACGGGCGGCGGGGCTTTGCTTTCCGCATACTGGCCGGGGTTAAGCCTTTCCGCATACCATTTGAGGCTGTCAGTCACTAATCGGGCCGCACCGACCATGGCAGAGTCCACAAGCGGCTTGGCAGGCCTCCCGTCCCCGTCCGGGGCTTGTGGAGTCAATGCCAATGCCAAAAGCCTTTGGGGGACTGACAAGGCTTCACTAAACGCCCAATCGGCCAAAGCTTGCCTTGCCCGCGCGTATGTTTCCCGGCAAAAGAGACCTTCTTCCCCCGTTTGATTCAACCAATCCCCGAAAGTACTAGCAGGGATTCCTACTTCCCTTTGGGCTTCATGGCATGGCAAGCCTTGGCCCATAAGGTCACATACGGCCTTAAACCTTTCCCTGCTATATGTGCTTTTCCTTCCCCTTGTTTCCTTCCGGGCTTCCGCAATGCTTGCCTTTGTTTCCGCCCTTATAGTTGGCAGGACTTGTGAGATTGTTTCCCGCTTTTGCCTTGTGCTAGGCCCCTTCCCCATGGGCTTGGCAAAGGCCGCCGCTATATCGTCCGGGCCAATAGGCCGCTTGTCTTTATTCCTTCCCGCCATTTAGTCCCCCTTAAATCCCCGCCAATGGGGAACGAAACATGAAAACCCCGTGGGCGGCAAAGTCCGCACCCTTTGGCATGAAAGTACCGGGCCAGACTATCGCCCGCCCTAGGGCTTCCCTGCCAATCTGTCAGGCCGTGACACTTTCTGTCATGTCCGCCAAAGCCCCTTAGCCCCTGAAATATAGCACAAAAGCCCCTTGGCCCGTTATGACAATTTGACAGGGTGGCGCGTTGTTTGATAAGAGAATTGCGCGGGATTCTGTCCCGCCCTTGGCCAATATTCCAAGGCAACCCGTGACGAAGGAATAACCCCATGTTCGACAATGCTACCGCCCCAAAGGCCGCCAAGCTTTCATTTTCTAGCGCAGGCAAGTCCGCCTTGCGTTCAACTATTACTGCCAATGCCGGATGGCCCGCTTATTCCCGCCAAAACGGCAAGTCTAGTGCGGACCTTTCCGTGGGGGACATGCTCGCATTGGCCGCCGCTTTCGGCATTGACCCGGCCCCCTATTCAACGGGCCAATTTAATGAAGGGCCAAAGCCAATGACTTATTCCGCCACGGAAGCGGCCAATCTATTTGTCCGCTTTGACAATTGCCGCCATAAAATGACTGATAAGGCCCGCCGCCTTTGCTATGACATTTTTGAAACGTCCAAAAATAAGCAAACGGGCCAAATGACGGCCCGGCAATATGACACTATTGCCGCCATTTGCCATGAAGCCGAAACGGGGGAAAAGCGGGCCTTTACTGGCCGCCGCCGCCGCTTCCGTGACAATGGCAACGACTCCGGCCAGTCCGCCGCTTATGAAGCCAAGGCGGAAGAAAAGGCCGCACAAGTCCCGCCGCCCCCGCCAAACAATGCCGCCGCGCCTAATGATTTGGCCGCCGCCATTGCCGCCGCCATTGCCGGGGTGCTCCAAAACACAATGAACGGGGACGCAATTGCCGCCCTTGTGGACTCCAAGATTCAAGCGGCCCTTGCAAGCCAAGGCGGCCCCGCCGTCCGCATTGAATTAAAGGACACAAGCGGCAATGTGCGGACTCATGACGGCTTGCAACATAAAGCCTTTAAGACTCTGGCCCGGATGGCCGCCGCGCGCCAAGCCAATGGATTCCCCGTGAATATATGGCTTGCTGGCCCCGCCGCTTCCGGCAAGACTCATGCGGGACAGGACTTAGCTAAGCTTATGGGCCTTGGCTTTTATGGTATGGGCGCAAAAGCCACGGCCTTTGACGTTTTGGGCTTTATTGATGCGGCGGGCCAGTACCACGGGACTCCTTTCCGGCAAGCCTTTGAACACGGCGGAATCTGCCAATTTGACGAATTGGACTCGTGGGAAAATGAAGCTTGCTTGGCCCTGCAATCGGCATTGGCCAATGATTTTTGCCAATTTCCCGACTCCATCGTGAAGCGCCACCCTGACTTTATTTGCATTGCCGGGGCTAACACGTGGGGCCACGGGGCCACGGCGGACTATGTGGGGCGGACTAAACTAGACGGGGCTTTCCTGTCCCGCTTTGCCAAATTGCCATGGGATTACGACACGGACCTAGAAACGGCCTTGTCAGGCAACCCCGCCTTTGCCGCCCGTGTCCAAAAGGCCCGCGCCAAGGCCGCACAAGCGGGCCTTAAAGTCCTGATAACCCCCCGTGACACTATGGCCGGGGCCGCTTTGATTGCGGCGGGCTTTAGTGAAAATGAAGCGGCGGCCCTGACTTATTTGGCCGCCCTGTCCCCGGATCAAAAAACCATTGTGGAGGGCTAAGCCAATGCGGACTTTGAATCTCCCCCTTCCCGCCAATGCGGAAGCGGCTTTGGGCCGCCCCGCCCGGACTTATTTTGCCTTGGCGGACTCCCTGTCCGCCTTGGCGGACTTTGCACAAGCCAAGGGCCGCCAAAATGGCCATGGGGATTGGTCCGGCAATAAAACCCTAACGGAAGCTTGCACGGCTTGCCGCACGGGGGATTTGTCTCTTGTGGCGCGGTCCGACTCCCTTTTGGCCCGCTTTGAACGATTCACGTTTGCAACCCCTGCCAAGGCTTGGCGGCGGGACGTTTCGGGCCATAGGCCGGACGTTCCCGCCCTATTGGCTGGCCATCCGGCGGCAATGCGGCGGCGGGTTAGACTTGTCACGGAAGCGGCCCCCTTGGCGGTTATTGTTGACCTAACAACAAGCGGAAGCATTGATCCGGCGGACATAGAAAAGCGCGGGGCGGCCATATTGGCCCTTTGCCGCATATTGGCAGGCCGCCGCCCCGTTGAATTATGGGCGGGAGTCATGACTCAAGCCTTTGGCCGGGAAGGAGTCGCCCTATTCGCCCGAATTGACACGGCCCCTTTGGACCTAGCACGGGCGGCCTTTGCCATGGTTTCCCCCGCCTATCCCCGGCAAATGTTATATAGTTTAGCGCGGGGGGCTTATGACTTTGGGGGAAGCTGGCCCTATAAGAGTCACAATATAAGCCGGGACTATTTGGCGGACATTATGCGGCCCGCCCTTCCCCATATTGGGGAAGTGTTAGCAATTCCCGCCGCTCATACCAATGACGCAATTCACAAGGCCCCGGAAGCTTGGCTGGAGTCGACTCTGGCCCGCTTAGACGGGACAGGACAGGCCGCCGCCTAGTTGACTCCGCCTAGGCCGTCCCACGGGGCGGCCTATACGGGGGCCAATTGCCGCCGCCCTAATACGGGGCCAGAAACAAGGAGTCTTGTCATGGTAATTCAAACAATAAATGACTTCCGCCGCGCTTATCGCAACGGGCCATGGGCTTGGCCGGGGGGCTATCCCCTTTTCTATGTCACGGAGGATGGGGAAGCCCTAAGCTTTGAGGCCGTCCGGGCCAATTTGCGGCAAGTCCTGTCCGCCATTGCCAATCGGGACAATTCCGGGGGGTGGCGCGTCATTGGCTTAGAAGTCAATTACGAGGACTCCGCCCTTTATTGCGCCCATACGGGCCGCCGCATTGAATCGGCCTATGCGGAAGAAGAGGCGGAAGAGTCCGCCGCCTAATCCCCGCCTTGGCCATCCTAAGGGGTGGCCAATACGGGGGCTAGATGGCCCCGCCCCGCCCAATATGGCGGACAGGACAAGGAGTCGCAAAATGCTACGCAAAAGCCTTTTCAGGATGGGGAATATATGCGCAACCCCCGGCGCTTTGGAATTATTGCAGGCTGATGGTCAATTGGCCGCCCTGCTATTGGCCCGCCATCAAGGCGGGGACTTTGGGGATATATGCGCGGAAGATAGGGGGACCAATGCGGAAGCCGTCCGCTTAGGGGGCCGCATATTGTCCGCCTATAAGCTTCCGGGGGCCGGGACCGTATGGATTATAACGGAAGCGGACAGGACTTTGACGACAATTCTATTGCCGGAAGAATACTAACCCCGGCAAGGGGGCGGGGCCGCTTGTCACGGGGCGGCCCTGTCCCCGCTTTCCCCTCATATAGCTAGACCATTGCAAGGCCCTAACCCGGCCAAGGGTGGCGCTTGTGGCAAATGGCAGAGTCACAATGGCAAGTTAAACGGCTTAACATTGCCAATTTGACAGGAAACAACCCTGTCACGGCACACCTAATCGGATCATTTGACAGGTAAAAACCATTTAAGGACGGATAGGACCGGATCACTAGCTTGGGGAAAACCATTTAAGGACGAAAACCTGTCGGATCATTGGATCATTGAAAACCATTTAAGTATTTAAGGACGGCGCTTTTTGTCAATAAATGCCAAAATGGCAGCACCTCCTAGGATGCCAAGCGGCAGCCCGATAAACATAAACCCCGCCAATATGAGAATTTGAATATCCGTCATTATTGCCTCCCGTTGGATCATTATATCAGCAAAAACCATATTGACCATGACAGACTGACAGTATAATCTGACCATAATCCTCACTACAGGAGAGTCGCATGACTGAATTACCGAAACATATCGCAGACCTGTGCGGCATCATCACAGACAAGCTTGACCAACAGACCTTTGGCCGGGGCGAAATTAAATCACCCATCCAAATGGTCAAAGATGATGACGAGGACCTATGGACCGTGACCTATAACGGTGAGGAAATAGGCTGGATCACGCCCATCACCTATGCCAATCGGGACGCCACCCATTATCGGGCAGTGTCCGTACACGGCCAAATGAAACACACCTACACTTTGGGGCTTGCCAGATCATTTATCATGGCCGAATATCACTAGGTTGCTGGATAAGCTCAGACTTCAGTAACCAGACTCAGACCTCACTAGGGCCGGGGCCACAACCCCGGCTCCTTTCATTTGACAAGCCGCAGATGGCCACCCGGCTTTGACCACGTGGCATGATGATGGTCGTTCCAGTCATGCCCAGCGGTCGGCGGGATCATCACTTGCACCTTCCGTTTGAACTGGACTTCAAGACGGTTTGCCAAATGAAACGCCTTAGCCTGCCCGGTGAAATTGGCATCATTGTCACCAAATACCGTAACCTGCTCACACCCCTCCGGCGGAACCCACTTTGACAGCAACGTGCCATTTACGCAGGCCCAGACTGGCATATCAAACATGATCGCAGCAGAGATGGCCGTTTCAATCCCTTCTGCCACGCCCATGACAGGCTTCACCGGGCCAAGACGAATGGCACACCCATCCGGCAACTTACCCGGCATGACCTTCTTGGCAGGGGTCACATCCTGCTTTCGACCGTCCTCAGTGATCGCAGTCAGATGCAAGTTAACGGATCGCTCCCCAGTATAGTCCACGATCTTAGCAATCATGAACCAACCCTTGCTGCCATAGGATGCCTCACGGATGGCATTAGAAGGCCACAGACACCCCACGCGGTTGCCAAGGTACACCCCTACTGCGCTGTCAAAACTTGGCTGCCACGAGCCTTCCCAGACGCGCCGCATGGCATTCTTTTGGGCGACCTCCGATGGATCGGGGCCTTTCATCTGGAAGGTGGACGTTTTGCCCAGCATCTCATCAATCGCCATGGCCACCTCCTTGAAGCTCTTTCCGGTAATCCGTTGGGCCAGCATGAAGCCGTCACCCCCGCCACAGCCAGAGCAAATAAACCCGCCATTGCCGCCTTGATCGTCCCAGCGGAAACGGTCCTTGCCGCCGCACATGGGGCAGGGACCATGCTTGTTGACCAGACGGGCCGGGTCCACGCCAAGGTGGATCAGGATTGACCGCCAGTTGCCATGAGCGTTGTCACGGGTGCTGCTCATGCCGCCTTCCCCCTAAACTGGCTCTTGGCGCGGCGAATGTTTCTGGACTTAATCCAGCTTTGAACGTCAGGAGAAAGATCAGGGGCCGGGATTTTCAGGAGAAAGGATGGCGGAGTGACTTTGAACTTGTCCTTGAAGGCCCAGTAAGCCCATCCCGGCTTGTAGCCCCGAAGGTTGGCATGAAGGATCAGGTTTGAATACCAGTGTTGCAGATCGTTTTTCGTATATTGGTTAGCCTTGGATTTTTTATCACGGGTTAATTCCTGCAATTCCCCCTCTTCGCATTCAATTTTGGATTTAGGCTGAGGCTGAAAACCGCATGAGGGGCAATTACGGGCCTTCAAGGGTTTTACGAAATGGCATTGGGGGCATTCCTTTGGCAGTAATTCCTTTACCTGCTTGGCTTCCCGCTTTGCCGTGCCATCATCCAGCCTTTCGTGATGGATGTCTGTCACGAAGCCCAACCGCAGTGTCGTGTCGGAGTGGTCCAAGATCAGGCAGTGGTCCTTGCCGGGTGCGGTACGGAGTCCCCGGCCAATCATTTGGACATACAGGATTTCAGATTTAGTTGGCCTCGCCAGAATGACACAGCGAACGTCAGCGTCGAAGCCAGTTGTCAGAACGCCCACGTTGCAAATGATCTTCACTTGGCCAGAGGCAAACTTTTCCAAAATGGCTGCCCGGTCTGCCAAATTGGTGAAAGCATCCATGTAAGCTGCCGGGACGCCGTGTTCTTCAAACCGCTTCTGGATATTCTTGGCATGGACCCGGTTGACAGCGAAACAGACCGTTGGACGCCATTCGGCCCGTTCCAGCCATGTCGAAACAATATCAGCGATCAGCGTTCCCTTGTTCATCGCCGTGCCAAGGCCAACGGTGTCATAATCGCCACGAACTGTTTTGACAGCCGACAGGTCGGGATGAGACGGGGCATAAACCTTAAAATCTGACAGGCTACCTTCTTCGATCAGCTTTTGGGTTGTCGTGGCAACAATCAGGTCATCCCACATCCCCTGACTACCCATGCCCTTGGACCATGGGGTTGCCGTAAGTCCGACGAAGGGGACATTTTTCCAGCGGTCCTCTTTGAACCATTTTTCATACAGACGAAACATCACATGGGCTTCGTCGATAATTACCAAATCAGCCTGCGGAATATTTCGCCGTGCCAAAGTCTGAACTGAGCAAACCTGAACTGGCTGCGAATAATCCGTCAAATCGTGGATGCCCTGAATTACACCCAGATCGAAAATGCCATTAGCCCGGAAGCGTTCAACGGTCTGGTCGATCAGTGACAAAGCCGGGACACAGAACAAAACCTTTTTGCCCTTCTCCCGCGCCATGTTGACGAGGGCAGCGGCGATGACAGTCTTGCCAGCTCCGGTTGGGGCTTGGACCACCGGGCGCTTTGACCCCCTGCCAAGGGCCTGACGAAGCTGGTTGATGGTTTCTTGCTGATAGTCTCTGAGAGTTATTGCATCGGTCATGTTGGGTCTTTCTACTCTCTTTATCCTGATAGATTCTACCTATTGGCTAGGTAAGGTTCTAATGATGGTTCTATTGACGGTTCCCCTATACTCTCAGGGGAGGGGGGCCCTACCCTGAGAGGGGAGGGGGCCCCTACCTTCACATTCACCCCCTATACTCTCAGGGGAGGGGGTCATTTGAACGGGATTAAATCCCCAATATCTTCAACAGCACGATTGCTTTTGACATGGCGATCAATGTGAAGAAGGTATCTGTTCGATGTTTGCCCGACTTCATTAAAGCGATTTGACCGTGAGATAAGATTAAGAGATTCCAACGCCCGAAGTTTGACGCGGATTGTTTTAATGCACATGGAAGTGTCACGGGACAAAGTTGCCAAAGATGGCCACGCCTCTTCATCATGATTTGAATAATTGGCCAAAGCGACCAAAACAAACTTTTCCAGCGTTGGGACATTTTGTTCAAAAGCCCAAGAAACAGCTTGAATCGACATAACGCACCCCTGTGGGTTTGGGGGTGACTTGCAAATTAGACAAAAAGCGGATATTTTCCGGTTTAAGCCCAACGTGCGCGACACCCGCATGGTTGGTTTCAGAAGCCCCGTCAGTTTGCCGCTGGCGGGGTTTCGCTCATTCAGAGATACTAGCTCACTTCTTTTTTTGCAGCAACTCCAAAGCAATGAAGGCCATTTTAGGGGGTTGGGTGTCCCCAGCGATCCAGCGATAAACCGTCCGTTCTGTCACGCCCAGATAATCTGCAATTTGCAGCCGGGACATTCCTAATTTGGCAATTAGCCGTGCCATTTTCTCCGAATTATCCATCTTATTCCCCTGTCAGTCTGTCATTTTTGAAGCCTTAATTACGGCCTCACGGTTATTTTTCAGCCATTTAAGGGTCGCTAAAATAGCTTCCCAATATGGAATTCGCCTTTCTGCTTCATCCAAGACTTCTTGCGGCCTATCCCCTTGATCTACATACCTTTTTGTCAGCGCCGCAAATGCCTTATTATTTCGGATGGCATCTTCAACGTGCTTTATTTGTTGATCCAAGCTGATTTTATCTGCCATGAAATACAGTCCCTTCCAGCGGGATTGTGTCTTTGAACAAATACCAACAACAATTATCCTTTCCAGCCATATCGCTGTCAGCAATCCACTTCACCCTGCCAACTGAAACTATAGTCCAACAGTACAAAAGATGATTGGCAGCCTGCTTGGTGTGCATCCAGTCAGCGTCGAAGAGCAACCAAGTGGGAGCTATAGCTGAGCAGCGTTCTATAATCTGGTGCAGCGGGGTCCGGTCCCACGGCGGGTTAGTGATGATGTACTTGGCCCCGTTCAGATCATCTTTGGTGATCCATGAGGCATCGTGACGCCGGATGCTGTCATGGCGGGGTTCAACGTCAAAAGCTGACACGCAGCGCAGCCCAGCGGCCTCCAAATGACGGACAAGATCACCCGCGCCAGCACAAGGCTCACAGAAGCTAGACCCCGGCAAAAGATGCGGAAGCAATGGCTTCACTGCTTCCATTGGCGTGGGGTAGAAGTCCAACTTCTCCCTGTCAAAGTCAGACCGCTTCCCCATCTTTCTTCTCCCCTAGTGCAGCGCGAGCTTGCATAATGGACTTCCAACAACACCACGCATCGTAAGCATCGTTTGGCCCATACCAATCCAGCGCTTCACACGGCTCTTGCGTCCAATGCGGATGATGTGTGCCAATAAGCTGAACTAAATGGTTGCCACCTACCATCACTGTCTCCAGCGCCGCTTCCAGCGTCTCAATCCGGTCGGCGGCTTCAATGCGCTGCAAAGCAAATCGCTCAATGATGGCTTGAAGGTTTGACACTAAGAACGGACCTTCTAATTGATGCGCCTCTAAGTAGATTGTCTGACGCAGCCGCTTCACAAGATCGTCGGTCACAGCCCTTCTCCCTCTTCAAAATCTAGATCAAGTTTGATGCAAGCGACACGGTTACGATGTGAGATGTTGTCAGCTTCTTCTTTTGTACGCCAGCCGCCGTGAATGACTTCGTTGTCATACACATTCAGCCACACCGTCCGCTTGTGGCGCGGCTTTACTTCGACAAGATCATCAACCGTGTTGACCATGCAGGATGTGGTCGTGAAATGCGTTTTGCCTTCTTCCGTCCATTTCATGCCGTGCCAAGTGCCATCTTGGAAGATAGCGCCGTGAACGGGGAATAGACCGCCAGCGTCAGTCGCGTATATGCGAACCTCTTGGCCTCCGCGTGTGCAGTAGGTTTTATCTTTGCTGATCATATCATGCTCCTATTGTGTATTGATTGCCTGCCTTACCTTGGCTCACCGCGCCATACGATACCTAGCCGCCCCCGACCTTGCCTGCCGGACCCTGACGAACTAGACCACTCCCCGCCAGACCTCACATTGCCATGCCTGCCACGCCATACCCGACAATACCGGAACCGAACCTACCGTACCCGACCATGCCTGCCGCACCCTACCTATCCTTCCCGACCGTGACAGACCACGCCTGCCAAACCTTTCCCAACCGTCCGAGCCTTGCATAGCCACGCCTGCCGTACCAATCCAAACCGGGACGCACCCGACCCCCCATACCTCACCTCGCCTGCCAAACCGCCCATACCTCACCCGTCCGCGCCGTCCTTGCCTGACCCAACCTGCCATACCAATCCCTACCAGCCCTCACCTGACCTTGACTTGCCTGCCTTAACTGACCAGAACTTGCCATGGCCTAACAAGCCTAACCATACCTGCCCTGCCTTAACGAAACCTACTCAGCCCCAGCCAACCATACCTGCCTTAACACACCTCACCTCCCAGACCCGACCTAACCGCACCACACCTGCCGTAACAAACCAATCCGCAACCTTCCCGAACGTGCCTAGCCTGACCTGCCGCGCAGAACCGCACCCCACCAGACCCAATCAAACCCTGCCGTGCCTGAACGCACCTGCCTTGACACAACGCGCCAGAACGAACCGTGACAGACCTCGCCTCACCTGCCCTGCCCCGACAAATTCCACCGTAGCTCACCGCGCCTTGCCTGCCGCGCCTAACCGGGCCAAGAGGAGGTTAGATCACCTCGTCAATCGCAGCGACCAGATTGGCAAACTCTTCATAGGCCGCATAACGCTGCTTCCAAATCCTGATCTCACGCTTGGCGCGGTCCAAGATTTCTTCACGCATATCCACATTGGTCATTGCCACTTCAATCGGTACATACTGTGGCTCTTCCAATGTCACATGAACAAACGCACGGGTTTCAGTATCAACTGGTGCGTCTGCATACTCAGCGACAACGATAGAACCCATCAACTTACGCGCTTGCCACAAACGATAGTTGTCAGCTGCTTTGTCATCCTGCCATTCAAAGCATGGATGCAATGGTGAACGTGGATTAGCTGCATCATCAACAACTGCGCGGGGAGTCAGCTCACCATTTGCAATGCGGATTGTATGCAAACGCTCCGCAGCAATCTGTGCGCCAACAGGAAAGCGTGAGTCTCGTCGCCATTCATAAATCATGTTCATCCCCATGAGTGTGGGGCGACACCGAAGCATCGCCCCGTTGTTATTACGCTGCCTTCTGGCGGCTATTACGAATGTCAGTGATGCGCTTCATCTCTTCTGCGCTGGCAACATGGAAGCGACCATATTGGCCGTCTTTCTCAGGACGCCATTCACCAACACCAACTGCGAAGCCCGCAGTCTGCATGAGGTTCAGGATTTGCTCAGCGGACATAACATTCGCATTGTATTTGACAGCAATCGTTGTGAACCAATTACGGAACTCACCACGATAACGAATGTCAGCTGTACCCATGGCAATGCGAACCATGTCCTCACGCATTGTCGGTTCATCACCTTCAATCACTGCGTATTCACCATCAACGTGAAACGCCTGTCTTGCAGCGACTTTCGTCATGCTGCCGATAGACGTACAAGCCGTGACAGCCGCAGCCTTAAAGCCGATGATTGGAAAACCATACGTGCCATCTTCCAGCACATACAATGACTCCTTGAAGTCACGTTCCGGGTCTTTGGCTTCTTTGCCAGCTGTAGCTTTCTTCATTTGTTTATCAAGCATTTGCTTCTTCGCTTTTTCTGACCAGCGGTGAACAATGAGTGGTGTATCGCCCACCAATGTCACATGAACAGTTTCGATCTTCAGCGGTGGTAGTGTCACCGTAGATGTAGAAGCAGCCATTTGTATTTCCCCTATGCTTCATTTTCCAGATACCGTCTGGTGCGGATCGCTGACTATTCAGCCGATTCTAGTAATTCTTTCAGTCGTTGCTTGTCATCTTGGCTTATTCTGTATCCAAAGCCGTTATAATGAACAATAGACACACCGTAACGACTGAGCTTCCGTCTTGTATGGGATACTGCAACCCTTGCACGACCGTAACTATGTGGCAAAACTTCACTGCGGATTTGATGACCGTATTCAATCATCAGTTGGTCGATACGTTTAGTTGGCAGCTCACCATTGTTTTTATACAGAGCGTTGATGATCGTTGCTTGCTGCGGCGACAGACCAAAGCGTCCCAAGAAAGGATTGTCAGGAGGCATGAGGATTTCCCTCATTTGCCTAATCTCTTCTTCAAGATGATCTATGCGCTCTCGTAACGATCTAACCTGACTCGTTTCCATCTGTATTCCCCAGAGATTCTATAATGACCTCACATTCTGGCCCTTTATCTATCCAGCGGGCTTCTATCCACTCACATAAGCAGTCATCTTCCACGATATTCTGGCTAACCAGTATGTCACTGATCGCTTTTTCTAAGTTGCCAAGATCACGCTTTCTTTTGTCGGGACGCACAGCCAATATTGTCAGCTTGTATGGTCCTTTGACTGACTTACCCTTGGCTTGGCCAGCGATCTGCCACATGGCAAGCCGCCGCCAATCAGTGTACTTCTGGCTACGATAGACGCCCCCTCCCTTACTCGCCCTCCAAAGGCGGTTTACTGACGGGGGGAAGGGCAGCACAATCCTGATTGTCATTCATGCTTACCTTTCTCCGTGCCAGCATCTTATGGACATAGTGTTCCACCAGCGGCTCAGACAGCCGCATTTCTTCGGCAATCTCAGCGGTATTCCGACCCATATTCCAGAACCCTTCTATATAAAGGTCTGGCCTAATCCTGTAGGGGTGGATGCCAGTCGCTTGTGAAACCACCCTTACCCACTTCACTGGCAGCATTTCCCAACTGGATACGGCCTGCTTTGACACGCCAAGAGCTTCTGCAAGGCGTGCTGCGTTGCCGTATCGCCTGAAGATTTCAAGCAAAGATGGGTCACGGTCCAGCTTCATGCAGACAAAATGGCATATTATCCCCACTTGTCAAGAGGGGGGTTGACTTATTCTGCGGGGTAAGTATATATGGGGAACCCTACTACGGGAGAAACCAAATGGCATACGAACTACCGATTGAAGAGCTGCAACTGAAGAACCATTCAGTCACCATCGACTGCACGATTGAAATCGACAACGGCGGCCCCGGCGACTGGTCTATCGAATCAATCCTCATTCCTTCTTTCAACGGCAAGGAAGACTTGTTCTTGGACCGTAAGCATTCGCTGTTCCACTTCATTAAGGACAGCATCATGGATAACCCTAAGACGGTCGCCTATATCGACGCTGAAGCTGAAGAGAACAATACACCATCACTCTCACACAAGCCCTCTTGGTACTAAGGAGCAATACAATGAAGATGTCTGAGAATATCTCCCAACTTGCCACAGCCCTGTCCAAAGCTCAGGGTGAGATTGATGATGCCACCAAGAAGGGCGTCAATCCTGCATTCCGTTCCAAGTACGCAGACCTTGCTGCCGTGCGCGGTGTCATCCGTGAGCCGCTTGCCACCAACGATCTGTCCATCGTGCAGTTTCCCCGCACCATCCAAGGCGGTGTGGAAGTGGAGACCATGATCGTCCACAAGTCCGGTGAGTTTATGTCTGAGACGCTGTTCATGCCCGTCAACAAGTATGACGCCCATGGCATTGGTTCAGGCATTACCTATGCTCGCCGTTACGGCTTGATGTCTCTGCTGTGCCTTGCTGCTGATGATGACGATGGCAATGCCGCTGTCGAAAAAGCCCCTGCAAAAGAAGCCGCGCCAGTAGCTAAAAAGCTTCCCAAGGATGAGCAGGCTGCTCTTGCTAAGGATGCGATGACTGCGGCCAACTCTGGCACGGCTACGCTCACTGCATGGTGGAAAACACTTTCTAAGGATCAGCGCAACGCATTGGATTCCGATGCTATCGCAGAACTGAAGAACATGGCTCAGGCCGCTGATGCTAAGGAGAAGACAGATGAGAATGTCTGAGCTTTGGGCTGATATGGTTTACGCCCCCACCATGCCAAGTGAAGAAGACATCAAGCGCGCTGGCGAGAAGATGCTGCGTGACCAGTTTGCAATAGCGGCACTAACAGGACTTCTTAATAGTGGCGGCGGTGGAGACCCGTCAGAAGATGCTGTTGAAGCGTATTTATACGCTGATGCCATGCTTAAAGCACGGGAAGAAAAGTGATGGTTGCCTTTGGCTCCTTCGTCTTCTTTGCTGGCTTGCTTTATGCGGCCATCCAAAGCGGCTATCTGCACGACAAATCTGTCAAAA